GGCTCATTTCTTTCGAAACATCTAATTCGTTATTTTGCTTTATTAATAATATTGAATACCTATCTATGTATTCAGCCATACTTATTTCAATTTGTATTTTCATTGAACAATCTCCATTAATTCATCCACGTTTTCACCACCGTTTGGTAATTTATCTTTAAGAAAGAAATGTACAAAATAAGCTTCTTTAACTTTTTCAATTGGAATTGCTGTATATAATGCATTCCATTTCCAATTAAGATATGTTTGGACCATTTTTTCTTTCTTAACCCAATAGTTCAATAAGGTTTGGTCTGTACTCCATTTCCATGCGCCAATTCCATCTATAAAATCTTTAAATTCTGGTCTTTGTATAAACTCTTTTCCAGTTTGGCCTTTAAGGTATTTTACAATATTTCTATCCATAAGCATAAGACCCATATTATAAAATAACGCACCATCTTGATTCCACTCCCAATCAACACCAGTAAGTTGAGAATACTGCATCTTACTATATCCAGCTAATTTTTGTTTATACCACGGTTCGATTGGCGCCAATCTTTCCACAACTCCAGCAAATTCGGTGGTTCCACCGAAAACGTCCAATTCATGGAAGATGTTTGGTGAGTTAGGACGCACCCAGATATCAGCGTCAATGATACAAATTTGATCATAGTTGCTCCAATAATCAAATGCATTTTCTTTTTCATATATTGGTAAAAACCCTCCATATTTTTCATATGACTCTTTACTACGATTTGTAGCAAATACGTCAGGTTTAATTTTCATTATAGGTTGAGTTTGAATAATGTATTCTACACTATTTTTAGGATTTTCTTCTTTATTGATTCTTTCAGCATACGCTTTAACCGAAGCTGTACAGTGATCATACAGCTTTGATGGTTTTCCAGTATAAACTTGGTAGATTAATCTTCTCATTTTTCAAATATTATCAATTGGCTATTGATACCTCTAGGTCTATGTATAACTTTACTTAGTTTATATTTTAATTTAAAATCATAACGTAACATATTAATAAGTTCATCTGTAGATATCTCAAGCGGATCAAGTTCTCTTGATACCATTTCTCTACCTTGTGCTAAATCAATACAAAGAAGACCTTCTGTGTTAATTTGCTCTATCCAAGTCTTAATGCATTTTTCAGGATCATATGAATGATCAAGCGAGTTTGAGTATAATATATCAAACTTACCTATGTATTCTTTTATTGGATTGTGGAAATCATGTTCAATGGTGTTTTCAAATTGATTTGCAGTGTGAGATATTTCAGTGCCGATAACTTTTGCAGCAGGTATGTGCTTTTTAAAAAGCTTTTGTTCTGTGCCGTTTCTTGTACCATGACAAATAATATTTTTAGCAAAAGGTTTTATTTCTGCTATATTTTTGATACAAGTTTCATCGACCCATATATTTTTTAGTTTAGATACATTACCATCTGTTTGGACTTTCACGTATTCTTCATAATTTTTGTATTTCCAAAGTTTCATAACAAAATCCTTATTTTATTTTTTTGCTGGTTTACTTGCTTTACCTTTTAATGCATCAGCTCCAAAGAATGCTGAAACTAAAACAGCAATTGATGCAAAATATGTTGGTGCAATATCAGCAATTAATCCTGCTGCCTCAGATAATCCAAGTAAGGAAGTTAGAAATATTGCAATTGGATATAATAATAATCCAAATAAAGCAAACCAAGCCATTTTTCTAATAGCATCTCTTTGTGCGTCTGCGTCTTCCATTTCTTTTCTTTTAAACTCCAAATACATTGCCTGCTCTTCGTCAGTTACAATGCCATCACCATTAGTGTCAGCGGGATGAAAACCCGGTTGTTTCGTTTCTTCTTCGCCCATTATAGAACTCCTTTATTACCTTCGCTATTGTTAATGCATCATTAAATCCATTACGAAGTGAATTTGACCTGTGGCCATTTTCAATAAACCATTCTATTGTATTTATATCCGAACCAGATACTTCCATATTATAGCCTTTAGTGAGTTCTTCAAACTCATATCTTAGTTGAACAATCATTGTTAACCCTATTGGCATATTAGTGTCCAAACATCTTTCGTTTTCTATATTCATCAATCGTATCCTCTAATAGTTTAGTCCAGTTATCTCTGTGTTCTACGAACACACACGGTTTTTCATGATCAACATCCATTATAATTACTATATTGGGTATTTTCATTCCCGTTCTTTCTTCGTACATGATAGCATATGCTGCACCTTGCGCGAAATAGTTTGTGATTCTTTCTTTCTTCTTAATATATTTAGAAGTTTTAAAATCAATTATTGAGGGTACGCCATTAAACTGTGCGACGCAATCGCATCTTCCGGCTAATTGTAAATGATGACTAAATAAAGGCACCTCGAGACCGAATATCGTTCCAATACTTTCATCAAGTATAGGTTTGAGATTTGCGAGACTTTGTCTGATGTGCGGTAATTCTTTTGTAGTATCTTCATTATTTAAATACTTTTCTAAAATGCTATGAACCTTGGTACCACGCCTAGATGCTTTGCCACTAATCGCATCAGCTTGTTCTACACCTACACGTTCGCGCCAAGCTCTTATAGCATCTTCACTAAGTATGCTTAGAACTGTTGTGATACTAGGATAAGACTTACCATCAGGAGTATTATAAGTTCTGCCTGATTTTGTAGTTGTAGCATCCAGGTCTTGATAACCAATATCAATCGTGTCATGGCTAAATATTTTTCTTTTCAATTGTTGGTGCATTATAATTAAATATTTCCTTTATTGCTTCTTGGTTAATACAAAATATAGCTTCAGGCTTATGTTTAAAGTTATATTCATTAGCTGCAGTTCTATATATATCCATGTTATTTACTTGTACATAATTCCAACATTTCATATACTCATCAAAATTAGGTTTAGCAAATACAAATAATGGTCTATCAAGCTGAGTAGCCGATGCCATTACAAATGTTACTACTATAAAAAATGTATTCATTGATTATTCCTATGTTTTTATTGTGTTACCTCTACCAGAATTTGCTTTAATTCTAGCGAGATTATCTTTCCAGCCATTGTCAGTCTTTGACAATAAGCTTCCTTGACCAGAAACAATATTTGGAAACGTAAGAACTTTAATACAATTGTGTTCTTTAAGATAAGCCTGCAATTCATCTGACTTAATATCTATTTCGTATTCGTCACCTTCTTCTAGAGGCTTTACTGTATACTTAGGCACCTTGATATCCTTTCCACCAATCAGGAGCTGATCTTCCCCAATCCCATTTAGCAAACGGTTTTGCTGTATGATAGTAATTTCTGTATGCTTGAACAGCATCACCTTTTACGATACAATCTGGGTATTGAGACATTGCTTGTGCAAATTCTGTAAGACCAACATCCGGTATATTTATAGGGGGTTTAACAAGAACTTCACCAAGCTTTTCAAAAGTTGCATGTTTTTTCTTTCTACGAAATTCAAACTCGGTGGCTAGGCCTACAAAGTGTGTATAATGCCAGTTGTAGTTTTGTAGACTTTCCATAGTCCACACTGTGCATGGATGATACTTGTGCACTGCAGCATAGTATACATCGTCGCGATCATCACCAAATGTATAATACTGTTGCATAGTTTTACCAGACTTTGACCTACGTCTTTCAGGTGTACCGTCAAGTAACCTATGAGATGTACACAACATTTGTGCTGCTTCGATAATCATTTTAGGTATGTGCTTGTCACACATCATAGTTGCAGCTGTTGTTGGATCGTTGTCTAATACAAAAATATTCATACTTTCACCTTCTTAAATAATATATTAATTATACCATGCTTTTTGTAGTTTGTACACAGTTGTTTTTTGAATTGATTTAAAATTCTACTAATCAGTTAGTAGTTTTGGAAAAGCTTCTTCTACAACTGGTCGAGAAATCCCAGGGATTTTCTTTTTGTTGATCATATTAACAACAAGCTTAGCATCTTCTGGATGTACGCCTTCAAGTATTCCTATGAATATTTGCTCTCTTTTAAATTTTGGCAATGTGTCGCCAACTCCGCCTTTAACAAAATATTTAAAATCTCCATTTCGTCTTGTTAAATTAGTTGGATGACTGTGCGCTGCTGCGGCAGTATATGGCGGTTCACCTTCAGGCAAATTCCATACAATTTTAGTATCCATTGATCCTCTTATAATATCTTTCAAAGCCCATGTATCGTTTTCTTTTAAAACACGAACTTTGTCATCACGACTTCTTTGTTTAGCCATTTCTTCTAAAACTTCAAAAACATATTGTTTCATTAAATAAACTCCTGTACACTTTCAATCAAATTATTACAACGCTTGGCGATTAAGTAAGGTAATACTTTACCTTTATTAGACCAAGGATCTTGTTTTTCATATGTATTTATAATTTCATTTTTTAGCTCTTGTGGTGTTTCACTAAGGGCAATCAATTGTTCGTTTCTTAAGTAGTTACGATACCAAGAAGCAGCATATAGTAATTCGCCTTCTTCTAAGTCTTCAATAATACTATCTACTTTCTTTTGTGTCATAGGTGTTTGTCTGAAACCTTCTACAAAGGTGTCGTCATTGGATAAAATGTTTGGTACACCATCGCCTTTATCACCACGTATAATATGATTAAGTAAATAGTATCTAGCATTATCTTCTTTAAGTTCTTTCTTAAGAAGAGGCGAGAACTGCTTTACATTAGGAAATCTTTGTAATTGTAAGAAATCTCTATCTGAAGAAACAATCATAATTTTTTCTACATTAAATTGTATCGTAGATTTACTAGCAACAATAGTACCAATAACGTCATCGGCTTCACACTTATCAACTCTGATAACTTTATATGGAAAGTTTTCTGCAATTTCTTCTCTTACTAGATTAAGTAAACGAAATGCTTCATTCCAATCAAATGTAGACTCTTGTCTGTTTTTCTTACGGCTAGCTTTGTATTGTGGAAATACTTTCTTACGCCAATTATTTGTAGCATCTACTGCAAGAACCATTTCGCCATAAACATCTTTGTATCTTTTGTGATACATTCGTAGTGAATTTAATATCATATGACGAATCATTTGTTCATCATTAGTTTTATTAATAATAATACTAGCTAGTGCAATACCGCTGTAATCAACAATAATCATTATCCAATTCTCCTTTGATTATAATAATCGTACGTACGCTTATAAACATACACATCCCATAATGTAGCATTCTTAATACCACCTACACAATCACCAAAGTAAGTAAAACCATTGGTTGGTTTCCTACCTTTTTTCTCTACTCTAAACTTTTGATTTTTAGAATTACAAGCTTTTACAATTTGTTTAACAATAGCAAATTCAGCCATATCTCTTGGATCTTTAGGATCAAACCTACCAATCCATGATGTTGATCTTTTGTGCTTTCCAATATGTATTCCCATTATATAACTCCCTTTTTCAACATAGCTTCCATTTCTTTTACCATAACATATCTTTTAAGAAGTTCTTTTTGAACTACAGTACCTTTTTCTTCTCTAGTTATTTGATAAGGTAGAGCATTTAATAAAACTCTTATCATCTCTTTAGTATCACCTTTTAAGATATGATCTTTTAATCTTTTGACTGATATTGGTTTTGACATATTATATTCTCCGCTTTTTTCATTTTATAGTAATATTATACCATACTTTTACGTAAATGTACACAGTTAATTTCACTTATTTTAAAGTTTGTTATTAACATGTTAAACAAATCTTATTTGTTAGATAAGAAGTGTTTAAAAGCCGTAATACATGTTGGTGTGGCAGAAATAGTAATATTTGGATTTCCTCCAGCAGGTCCAATTGGTATGGATGAGACTAAAGTAAGGTGATATTCATTTAAGATAGTTAAGAAATCTGAAATAGAAATATCGTATGGTATGTCAAAAGTGTGGTTTATTTTGGTGATTGATTGAGTCATATTAAGTCCTTTTTTCATTTTATAAGTATATTATACCATACTTTTCTCTTAAAGTAAAGGAAAATAAACATAACATGTTAACTACTATCACCTTTATTTTCTTCTTGCTTTAATTTCCAAAGCATCCAATCATAATATCTTTCTGGTTCTTTTTCATCATCCATTTCAATGTGATCGCCAGTTCCAGTCATATCTTGTGTATATTTGTTAGTCAATAAAATCCTCCATTGGAAATATTTTTGATATCGCTTTAGCACATGCTATAGCAACTTCACTACATTCTTTCTGTGTACCGTTAGAAGATCTTAATTCAATAAAATGAATCCAACTTCTTATAGTACCATTCATATATAATCTAGATGTAGTTAATCCTTCTGGTAAAACTGCTCTAGCAACTTCTTTTGCAATTCCTTTTTTGATTGCAGCGTTATAGACTTGCCTACACATCCAGATAACTCTTTGTTGTTCTCTTTCCCAATCGAGTTGGAAAGTTTCGTCATCAACTTCGATACTACTTTGTCTATTCTTATCATCTTGCATTCGCGCTTCTCTAGTAACAAATTCTAACTCCTTTACTGGATTTGCATATCTTTGACTAAACTCTTGAAAACTAAAACTTCTATGTCTAAGTATTTGTCTTGCAATATCTCTTGTAGTATTGATCTCAATACAAGCACTTGCCATTTCAAATGGAGACCAATGCTGGTGTTTAATTAAATATTTTAAAAGTTTTTCATTTGTTGCTGTGTTTTCTTGACCAGATGGATTAGATACTTTTGCGCAGTATGCAATTAAATCTTGACAAGACTTTATATTCCATTCATCTTGATATGCTTCAAATTCAGAAGGTTTGCTATATGAAATTAGTTTTGCTATCATAATTTAAAATCCTTAAATCTTTCGCCAGTTGGTGTTTTATCAAATACTGGAGTATCATCGGTTAATGTTTGTTCTGTTTCTTCTACATCGTATAACCGCATTTTACTACGATCTACACCAACCACAAATCTTTTATGAGCTGTTGGATCATTATATCTATTCTTTAATTGCTTTACCATAAACTGACCTTGTTTGTCAAGTTCTTCAGTAGATATTAATGCAAACATTAGATCGGCCGTTGCGGGTAATCCAAAAGACTCACTTGTATCTTCAAGCCCAACATCCGAGTTACTAAAACCAGAACGAGTCGTTTGCGTTGCAGAAAAGACCGGTACGTTAAAT